CTGCTAGACAACCTGGCGGTTAGCTCCCAGGCCTCTGTTCCGCTGCTTTCGCCGCAAGACCCTGCCGCACAATAATTCGCATCCGCCATCGCCGTCGTGAAGTTCACCGTGTAGTCACCTGTGCCGTTGTCAGTGATCGAGCTGACGTTGTAGCTGGCGCGGATCGCCACGGTGCCGGTGCCGTCGAAGTTGACCCAAGCGCGGCACAGTTGCCCGCCAACACTGCCAGGGCTGACTGACTTGACGTTATCGTAGAAGGCGACTGGTTTGCTGCTAAGTGTTGCGCCTGCGTTGGCGCTGAGTGTTACGGTCGTGCCGCTAATACCGGTAACAGTCGTGCCTGGAGTGATGCCTTGGCCAGTCACCACCATACCGGCCACGATGCCGGTAGCGCTGGCAACCGTCAAGCTGGCGGTGCCGCTGGTGATGGTGCCGGTCGTATGCACCCCATCGACATCAGCGCGGGTGGCGACAGCGGCGCCAGCATCACCCCAGCTGAGCGTGCCGCTGCCGTTGGTCTTCAGTGCCTGTCCGTTGGCGCCATCAGTGCCCGGCAGCGTCCATGTGACATTGCTTGATACTGTAGCCGGCGCTTGGAATGCTACCCAGTTGCTGCTGTCGCTATCAGCCAGGCGCAGGTCACCTTGACCGTAGATGGTGACATCACCGGCGCTGCTGATGCCAACGCGGCGCGTGCCGCCAGTGGCAAAATCAAGCGCATCAGTGCCGCTGCTGTAGATGCCGGTGTCGGTACCGCTGTCCTTGAAATACAGCGATGGCGCAGCAGCGGTGCCATTTTCAAGGGCAATGCTTGTCCACTCTCCATCCAATTGGTAGAGCGTGATCCAGGCTGAATTAGCGCCATTGCGCATCTTCATGACGCCGGCCGTGGTATCGGCCCAGCGCATGTATGCGAAGGTGGTGCTGGGCTCTGCGGCGCCGCTGTTCTGACTGACGATTGCAGCCAGCGCGTTGTTCAGGTCAGCACGGAACGCCGCGCCGGACTGGTTAGCGATTGCGTAGTCGTGTTGCGCCATCAGACGATCTCCCGGCCGTAGCCGATGGCAGTGTAGCTGAACTGGCGCGAGATCATGCTATTAGCTGCGTTGTAGAAGGTGATCGTGAACCCTGATCGGGTGGGACTGCTGATCACATAGTAGTCTCCTGTAGCCATGTTGTACGCGGTGATGCCAAGTTGCGGCGTCTGGTAAAAGCGGTTGGCAAACGTGACCGCATAAGCCGCTGCGGTTGTCGTCAGCGGGCCAGCGCTGGCGCTGCGCTGCTGCAGCTCAAGCTCGCAACCAAGCTCGTCAATGACGATGTTTTGATCGTTGTTGGTACTGGTAGCAATAGTCTTGAACTGAAATGCACGGCCGCGTGTTAGTGCATTAGCAAACTCGTGCCATGCCGTCCACGTGGGCGACGCGCCAGGATCGTCGTTGGTAGAGCGTACATAAAGCGCAGCGTTGACGGCATCATAAAGCGTGCCATCAAAGGTTGGCCATGTATCAATCAATGCGGTATTGTCGTCGATCAGATCACCAGGTGCATAAGGCCGTGTGACGAAATACCGGCGCATGTCAAGGTCATATACGCCGCCTAGGTCAAAGGTACTGCCGAACTCGTATTCCCCGGAGCCGATGCTACCGCTTACGGCGTCGATGGTACCTAGTGCATCCCAGTTGCCATCCGTTGCTAATGCGTCGATCTTGGTACCGGTTGCAAGGATCAGGCCATCTAGCTCAGCGCTGTAGATCATATCGGTGACATTGCCCGAGAATGGTGGTGTCTCTTGATCCTCGCGGTAGCTTTGCACCAGTAGGCGCGGTTGCGGCGCCGGCAGTTGTACTACAGCGGTGGCAGCGGTGGCAGAACGTCGGCCACCGTCATCCTCAAACTTGACCAGATAGGTGCCAGCCAGCAGTGGCACCTGTTTCTGCGTCTGGCTTCCGGCTGCTGCTGATACGATATCTTGGCCATCCTCCCATAACGCATTAGTGCTAGCGATGTTATGGCGGATCAGCACCTTGCCGCCCAGCAGCACATCAAGCTCAGTAGCGCGATCCCAGCTGAGAATAGCACTTGCCGTGTCGATAGGAATTAGCGATAGTCCAGTTACAGTAGCAGGCGGTGCCGTCTTACCAGCGGTTACCTTAGTTAGCTCTGCCGGTTGTGTTGACGGCAGCAGTGATGCGCTGAGGCTGTAGACACGCACCGCATAGGTGCCTGGTGTGGTGTCAAGGATCTCATAATCGGGGCTACTGACTGTGCGGGTATTCCAGTTGTCGCTATCGCGACGCCACTGCACTTGATATTGCGTGACGCCAGTAACCGCCCGCCAACTAATGATCAGCTTTGCCTTGGCGATACCACCAGCGTCGTAGAGCATTTCATTGCCTGTCAGGTCGGTCGGCGGCGGCGGGATAACGTTCAGGTCTGTAATGTCTCGTTGCTGCAGCGCGATGTCACGTTCAACGTAGGCGTACTTACTGGCGTTATAGGCCAGTGCGGTGATACCATACTGATTGCCTTCGTCTGTTTCAGTAATAGATAGCACTCGCCATGTCGATGTTTGTATGCTGCTGGTTTGATACACCCATACGCTGTTTGTATTAGGTGCGGCACTGAAACTACTGGTAACGATGATTGCATTACCAACTATGGATTGAATAATGCGTGATTCAACAGCGCCGGTTGGCAGGATGACCGATAACTCAGCGCCGGCTACGGCTGATAGGCCGGTGGCATCGTCTACGGTGACAGTGGATGTGGTAGCGGTTGCTATGCGCCCACCACGACGCACCCCAGCGCGTAGCGGATCTGCCACCTCGATCACTTGGCCAGGGCGTACAACCACACCAGCGTCAATGCTGGTGGTAAAGCTGATCACCTCCGATTCGTACCGCTCGGAGTAGAGCAACCATTCACCAAGGCGATGCGCTTGCCCGCGACTGGTGCAGGCAAAGGCGTCTACTTCTTCCTTGACAACACCGTATTTACTGATGCCATCTTGGTCTTCGACTACCTCGTAAGCCTTTTCGCGTGTTTTAAGATCAAGGTAGCTGACCACGGCGACAGTGGGCCGCACCTTACGGCTGCTGCCTTGATAACTAAAGCCCTCTGCTGTGACATTGGCTAGCGTGAATAGGTATGCGCTGTCAGTTGGCTTGTCCTGGCTGATTGTTAGCGTACCAATGCCCCAGTAGGGCATCACACGCATAACGCTGCACAGATCGTTGATCAGCTTGTATGCCTCAGTTTGCGTCTGGATGTTGACGTTGCAGCTAAAACGCGGTTCCGTGCCACCAAAACCATTGGGCACCAACTCGCTGGCGTATTGCGAAGCCGCCAAGAACGCCCACTTATCGAGCTGCGCTGCTTTGATGTGATCTCCGAATCCGTAGCGCGTGCTGGTGAGTAGATCCCACAGGATCCAAGCTGGATCACTACACCACTGCGCAGCTCCGAAGGTACCATCCCAGATGCCGGCATAGGTCAAGCGACCAGTTGTGCTATCGACGGTGGCATTGCTTGGGATTTGTACCTTGATGCCCCGGATGTGGTAGGCGCGTGATGGGATGTTATTGAACTGCTCTGCATCAAGCCGTAGCGCTACCAGTGCGCTGTTTGGATACCGTAATTTGGCGTAAATAATCTCAGTGTATGAGGTCCACTGGAATGCGCTAGAGGACTCGATAACATTGGAGTCTTGCTCAATGCGTGTGCTATCCGGCACTGAGATACGTGTTACACGAATATCAGCGGTGGTAAAGCCATCGGTTAGGTTGACGATGTAATCGGTCTGAAATGGATCAGACGTGCGCCCAGAGATTGAATCCGTGATGACCGTAGTAAAACCGCCACCGTCATACTGGACAGCAATGGAATAGGTGACGGATAGGCCAGCTATATCGCCGCTTTTTACACTTTGTTGTAGCTGCGGAATTGTGAGCGTAACCCGCACTGCATTGACATTTGTATCTGTAATTTGCCGCGTTACAGGCGTGCCGTACTGCACTTCAACGCCAACGGACAGCTCTTCTTCTACATCGGGTGCGAGTGCTATGTAGGATTGATTTTGTGTACCGTTTCGTGTTTCAACCGTGATACCTTGAAAATTGTATGAGCCGTCTGGATTTTGAAGCGGCGTGTCGTTTATGATGATTGACTGGTGGCCGGCCTTCAAGCCTTCGATCTCGCCTTCGCTGATGAGATCAACGATGGTGGCATATTGGCGCGAGTCAAGGCTGTCACCTGCGACCGTTGGAGTGCGTTGCGCTTCCATCAGCCGCGCACCCTTACGGTGTCGATGCCAGCGCTGATGACAACACTGCCGACGATGGTTTCACCGTAGACGATCGGCACGGGGATGCCTTGACGACGGCTGGTGTTTTGGATACCACTGAAGCTGAAGCTTTCGCGTGGATCTACCTCGCGGTTGCCGCCTGCGCCTGGCGCCGCCAAGCGTGGTGCTGGCGTCAAGAGTTGGGAGACGCCACCCAGCACCAAGCTGGCGCCGATAGCAAGCACAGGCGCCGCGAACGCAGTTAGTCCAATTGTGCCTAGACCAAAAAGACCAATGGTTGAGCCAGGCAGTGCAAATGAAAGCGCAACCAGCGCCACCCCTGCAATGATCTTGCCAACGCCACCGCCAGCACCACTGATCACCGGCATAATCTTGATTGTCTGCTGCCCTACGGGATCCG